AGCTTTTGAGTCGGGCAGTTGGGTAGATCCCGACCAGCTAGAGATCAGAGCCTAGCTGAGAAAATCAGGGGCTGGCCTTCGGGTCAGCCTCTTTTTTTTTGCCCATAAATTAGACCGAAGAGAAACCGAATCGGCTTCCCGCCCGCGCCCGTACCTAGCGCCCGTACCTCGCCGCCGCTAGCGCCCGCGCCCGTACCTCGCTCGCTAACGCTCGCGCCTCCCTAAAAATTTCGGCCAGCTTATCCGGCAGCAGCCGCTGGATCCAAGACAAAAAAAAACTAGAGTGGGTTGAACACTAGCGTTCTAGGTCACTAGCATCCAACCCAGTCTAGCCGGGAGGTCTGACCACATAGTATAGCGCAATGGCACACTGTGGGGTAGGCACAAAAAGAGGGAGAGTAGCCGAAGCTACCCTCCCTCTGTTTACTTAGAGGTTCTTATCCCTCCACTTCTCAGTACGCATAACTGCCTCACCTATGCCTATTCCTACAGCCCAAATTAATAGGTAAGCCATGAGTGCTATGACTGCTGTATCAGATTCCATAATGATCTCCCTTGTACTTCATGGTAGGGGTTGGCGAAGTACCAACCCCTATGTTGCTTACTTCTTAGCGAGTACTTCTTTGAAGTGTACAACTTGTGCGACTGCAATCCTTCTCTCATTCTCGCATTCTGCTAGCAACTTTAAGGCCACCTGATAGTCAGCTTTGAGTTCCTGCACCAGCACTTGAGCGTCTTTCAGTGCATCGATGGATGATTGTATGCCTTCTATTGTTTCTGATATTGTTTCTGATTCTTTCATGATATTTGTCTCCCTAGTACTTCATGGTAGGGGCTGGCACTTCGCCAGCCCCTAGGTTTCTTACTTTCCGAAGTTAATCGACTCTTGCATGAGGGCTAGAAGCTTGTACTCCTCTAGCTCCTCTTCTGCCTTTACTGGTCCATCTTCTGGTCCAGCATCGTAGAAGGTTTCTCTGTAGTCTTCCTGTTTCTCTTCCGAAGCATTGGGAAGATTCTTCATTACGATTGCGTCCGCTTCGTCTTCCCATATGTAGTTGTCATTCATGTCATTTACTCCCGTTGTCCTACATGGTAGGGGCTAGCGAAGTGCTAGCCCCTATGTTGCTTACTTGAAGGTGATAGTGTGGACACCTTCATAACGGTACGTCTTGTACTTCCCGTCTGTTGTTGTGATACGAAAGAAGTCTTTCGTAGAATCAAAACCTGTAACCCTACACTCAACTTTTCTGCGTTGATCCTGACGCCCTGACTTGCTGACCTTGTTATGATAAACAATGTTACACACAAGCTCGTTACTGAATGCATGTAGTATCTTTTCTTTAGCTGTCATGATGTATCTCCTAGAATAATGAAAAAATCTGCTATGCCTTAATAATGAGGCCTCCATATCATTTTGTCAATAAGCAAACAAAAGAAATTTTATCATTTTGGAAACATAAATAAACGAATTTTTGAGAGATCCAATCAGCTAAAAATTAAAGCGTAAACCTGACACGGTAAAAACGAAGTAGACTCGGTTGCGGGTTTTGGCCTTGACGCTTGCAGAAATTTTGAAAAAAATGAAGAGGGCAGTGGGGGGGACCACCCCCACAGGAGATTTTTGGTGCCGGGATGGAAAAACACTGTTTTGCTCGTTATATCACTAAAAAATGGGCTATACCTTTTTATCCTAAAAATTTTTTTGCAATTTTTGGGCTATACAGGGTATATTAGGTCGTGGATGACTTACCGGATCTTGAGACTGTGCTAGACGAGGCTGTTAGGGTTTACCTAATAGCGAAGAAGAGGAGTGCCCTACAGCGGTATCCTAAAGATATTTCTTTTAGTGCAGACGAACTGGTTGATAAGTATCCGGATTATTTTGTTCGCTGGAGTAATCCAACAAAAATAAGGGTAATCGGAAAGAGTGCTGATGTAATACTGGAGGAGTACCTTGCGAAACTGGGGTATCCGGTTAATAGTGATTTGTGGTATAGTTTGGCTCACATTGTAATAGAGAGGGGGGAATATGAATCAGACGTTGACAGAGACTTTGAGCGACCTAGGCGCAGAAGACGCTCTAATTATGGACGGGTTCGATGATTGCATCTTAGGAATCTTGGAACGATTCGGCATAGACCAGCCAATTGTGGTGTATGATCGCGAAAAAGTAATCGCGAAACTGATGGATAATGACGGGATGACGCATGAGGAGGCGTTGGAGTTCTATTATTTTAATCAAGTTGGCGCATGGGTAGGTGAAAAGACTCCTGCCTTTCTGATTAAAATGTCTGAAGCGGAATGAACCTTGAAACACTGCCGCTTGAGAAGCAACGTCAGATCCTCCAACTGATTGAGGAACTGAACGAAGCTAAGGTTCGCGAGGATTCACACGATGATTTCCTTGCATTTGTTAAGAAAGTATGGCCTGCGTTTATTGAAGGGGATCACCATAGAGTGATGGCAGATGCGTTTAATCGTATTGCCAAGGGTGAACTGAAGAGACTGATCATCAACATGCCCCCACGACACACGAAGTCAGAATTTGCTTCGCATTTGTTTCCTGCTTGGTACTTGGGAAAGTTTCCAGATAAGAAGGTGATTCAAACGGCGCATACAGCAGAACTTGCAGTGGGTTTCGGTCGTAAGGTTCGTAACTTGGTTGGATCCAAAGACTACGAAAAGATATTCTCAGGGGTGAAGTTGAGTGCAGACTCTAAAGCGGCTGGTCGTTGGAACACGAACAAGGGTGGTGATTACTTTGCTATTGGTGTAGGTGGTGCTGTAACAGGTAAGGGTGCAGACATCCTTATCGTGGATGACCCACATTCTGAACAGGAAGCCGCACAAAACGATCCCTCTGTTTATAACAAGACCTATGAATGGTATACGTCAGGTCCACGTCAGAGATTACAGCCCGGTGGTGCGATTTGTCTGGTAATGACACGCTGGTCAAAGAAAGATTTAACGGGAAGCATACTCAAAGCGTCTGTAGAAAGGGGCGGTAGTGATGAGTGGGAAATAATTGAACTGCCTGCCATCCTTCCTAGTGGAAAACCGTTATGGCCGGGTTTCTGGCCGTTAGACCAACTCGAAGCATTGAGAGCAGAGCTACCCCTTGGTAAGTGGAGTGCCCAGTACCAGCAGGATCCAACATCCGAAGAGGGTGCTATCATCAAGCGTGAATGGTGGAAGGACTGGGAGAAAAAAGATCCTCCCGACTGTGAGTTTATTATTCAATCATGGGACACAGCTTTCTTGGCGAAAGAAACTGCTGACTACAGTGCTTGCACAACTTGGGGTGTGTTTTATACAGAAGACAAAGAAGCGAACATAATTTTATTGGATGCACTACAGGAACGGCTAGAGTTTCCAGATTTAAAGCAACGCGCCTATGAGATGTACAAAGAGTACGAACCTGACGCCTGTATCGTGGAAGCGAAGGCGGCGGGAAGCCCATTGATCTTTGAGCTACGAAGAATCGGTATACCAGTGGCTGAGTACTCGCCCGGTAGGGGTAAGGATAAGATTGCCAGAGTAAATGCGGTATCAGACCTCTTTCACAGTGGTCGTGTGTGGGCACCCAAAAAAAGATGGGCGGAGGAAGTAGTGGAGCAATTTGCTGCGTTTCCTACCGGAGATCATGATGATCTAGTAGATTCATCTACACAGGCATTACTCAGATTTCGGCAAGGTGGCTTCATAAATCTAGAGAGTGATGAGCCTTGGGATGACTTGTTGCCGACGAGAAAGGCTGACTATTATTGACTATAAGGTGTTATGCTGGCATAGTGTTTAAGGCGCTTCAATCAAAGAAGGTGTAGATGGCGGTAGATAAACCCCTAGGCAGTCTGCTCAACCAAGATGATTTTGATATGGGTCCAGAAGGACTCATGGTCGTCGAAGAAGAGGGGATGGTGCCAGAAGACTCACTGGTTACCGAACTCGATGATGGCGGTATTGAAATTGATTTCGATCCCACCTCCGATGAAGGAATGCCAGAGGTTGATTTTGAAAGCAATCTCGCGGAGATTATGGATGATGATGAACTCCGTACTCTTGCAGTAGACCTTGTTGGAAAGTTCGATTCTGATAAAAATAGCAGAGGCGACTGGGAGCAAACCTACGAACAAGGACTGGATCAGCTAGGTCTAGAAATTGAAGAACGTACAACTCCGTGGTCAGGTGCCTGTGGTGTATTCCATCCTATGCTATCTGAGGCAGTCGTAAGATTCCAGAGTCAAACGATTCAGGAAATTATGCCTGCCAAGGGTCCAGTAAAAACCCAATGCTGGGGTTTACAGACACAAGAACGCTTGGATCAAGCGAAACGTGTTCAAGAATACATGAACTACCAGCTTCTTGAAGTGATGACTGAATACAGATCAGAAACAGAAAAACTGTTGTTCAGCCTACCATTAGCCGGTAGTGCATTCAGAAAGATCTATTACGATCCATCTTTGGGCAGACCAACCTCTATGTTTGTACCCGCAGAGGATTTTGTGGTTGCATACAACGAATCCGATCTCGAACAGGCAGAGCGTTACACCCATGTGATGAATCGCAGTACAAATCAGATTAAAAAACTACAAGTTAGTGGATTTTATCGTGATGTAGAGTTGCAAACGGGATTCATCCAAGACAATCCAATTACTGACAAATACAATGATATCGGTGGAGTAAAACCGTCATATGACAAAGAAGACCGCCATCAACTGCTTGAGATGCATACTGATGTAGACTTGGTAGGATTTGAAGACGATGACGGCGTTGCACTGCCTTATGTTATCACGATAGATAAATCTAGTGATACAATTCTGTCTATCTATAGGAACTGGAGCGAAGACGATGAGCATAGAGCTAAGAAGCAACACTTCGTTCATTATGGATATGTTCCCGGTATTGGATTTTATAACCTTGGCTTGATCCATATGATTGGAGGATTAGCCAAATCTGCGACTAGCTTACTTAGACAGTTAGTAGATGCAGGCACACTATCCAATCTACCCGGAGGTTTGAAAACTCGTGGACTCAGAATCAAAGGCGACGACACCCCAATCATGCCCGGAGAGTTTAGAGACGTCGATGTGCCGGGCGGGGTTATTCGCGATAACATCACCTTCCTTCCTTATAAGGAACCTTCTTCGGTCCTTTTTCAGCTACTGGGTAATATTGTCGAAGAAGGCAGACGCTTTGCGTCAATGGCTGATCTCAAGGTAGCAGACATGAATCAAGATGCTCCCGTTGGGACCACTCTTGCAATTATGGAACGTGCGATGAAGGTGCAGTCTGCTATACAGGCAAGGATACATGCCAGCTTAAAACAGGAATATAAAATTCTTGCAAGGATCATTGCTGACTATACAGAGCCTGATTATCCATACGAAACAGATGCGGGTGAAGGTATCAAGGCAGAAGACTTTGATGACCGTATTGATGTAGTTCCTGTGTCGGATCCCAACGCCTCATCTATGGCTCAACGTATTATGCAGTACCAAGCTGCCTTGCAACTAGCACAGCAGGCTCCAAATATGTACGATCTTCCACTACTGCACAGGCAGATGATGGAACTGATCGGAATACCGAATGCAGATAAGGTTGTACCGATGCCTGATGAAGTACCAGTGAAAGATCCAGTTACTGAGAATCAGGCGATGATGACCCAAGAGCCCGTCAAGGTATACGAATATCAGGACCACGAAGCTCATAACCGTGTACACATGGTACTCAAGAATGATCCTGATATGGCCCAGCAAGTACAGAATAGTCCGGCAGGACAAGCTATCATGGGTGCGCTGGATTCACATGTCAGGGAACACTTGGCATTTATAATGCGTAAACAGATTGAAGAAGAGCTTGGTACAGAGCTACCGCCTATGGGTCAGCCGTTACCAGAAGATGTCGAGAAGAGATTAAGCAAGTTGATAGCCGATGCGGCAGATCAGATGATGGGCAAAAAACAGCAACAAGCAGCGGCGCAACAGCAAGCACAGCAACAGCAGGATCCAATTATCCAAATGAAACAGCAGGAATTGCAGATCCGTCAATCAGAAGAACAGCGCAAGGCGCAGGCAGATCAGGCGAAACAGGCGTTGGATCAGCAGAAGCTCGTGTTGCTTGAAGAAAAACTAGATGCGGATCAGCAGATGGGTGTGGCCGAACTACAACTAGAAGCACAAAAGGTTGCATTAAAGGCGGATTCAGAGGAAAAAATGCGAGCGGCGAAAGATGAGGCAGAGGGAATGAAGTTGATTACAGAACTATCAAAGGAAGATAATAGTGAATGAGGACGCTTTAAGCTTGATAAGAAAAAAATTAAGAGGCCAAATGAATGAGTTAGCTGATCATTTAGCTGTAGGGTCTGTTAAAGACATGGAAGAGTATCGGAAAATTACCGGTATCATAGAAGGTTTAGCTTGGGCAGAACGTGAAGCTATGGATTTAGAGGAACAACTACTGAAGTTATAGTTCGTAGGACGCAACGCTCATACGGAGCGCAACAATTAAAAATGAGGTAAGTATGGCTACACTCGCCAAGGAACAAGATA